TTTCCAGATTTTTATATTAAAGTTAAGGAAAGCAATGGGTCAATCAAGCGATACTTAATTGAAATTAAACCAAAGAAACAAACTGTAGAACCAAAAGTTCAGAAAAGAAAGACAAAAGCATATATCTACGAAGTTACCGAATATGCTAAGAATATGGCAAAGTGGAGAGCAGCAGAAGAGTTTTGTAAAGATAGAATGTGGGAATTTAAAGTTTTAACCGAAGACGAATTAGGTATTCGCTAATGGCATATCCAACAGACGACAATTCAAATCGTATTCGCTCTGTAATGGATAGTGTTATCGGAACAGAAGATCCCGATGATTTAATGCTTAAATTGATATCAGTATTAGAGGAAGGTGGAAAGATTCCAGAATCTGGCAAATACTATGTTTTTGTGTATCTCCCCAAAACTCCAAATATTAGATTCGATCAGAATCCTCTAGTGGCAGTTAGTGATGTCTTCTCTTGGGGGTTTAGAGGACTCAATTTACACTGGGGAAAAGTAAGACAATATACTTGGAGTGAGATAGTTGGAGGTATCTATGAAATATCATCTGAAGAACTCGCGGATGCTAGAGAGATCCCTTTTGCAAAATTCAGTCTAAATAGTTAATAATAGAACTATTGGAATATTATAATGCCAGACGGTCTTTTAAGATATCCATACGAAGCAATAACGGAAAAAACAGATTTTCTTCAGTTGACTATTTTTAATTATGATACCAGTATTAATAATGGTGGTAAATTAATTAGTCAAAATTTTCAAAATGAAAACCCGTATTCCAGTCTTACAATTGCACAAAATGTAAATAAAGCAAAAGTTTTAGGACCAGATGGTGTAATTGCTTTACCTATGCCATCTAACATTCAAGATTCTAATGCTGTTTCTTATGAAGCAGGTAATTTGAATGACTTAGCTGCAAAAGGTCTTGATATTGCTAGTACATTGATTAACACTAATATATTCAATCCTGATAGTATTGCTAATAATGCTCTCTCGGTTTCAGAAGCATTAGTTGGTAAGTTAACAGATGATGGTAAAGGTAATTTTAAAAGCGATGATTCAGGTTTAATTAAAGGTTCTACCGTAGATTTAGTAAAAAAATCACTAGCTGCTCAGGCAGTTAATGTATTTGGTGCTAATGTTTCTCTTGATTCATTATTGGCAAGAAGCGAAGGCAAAATCCTCAATCCAAATATGGAGTTGCTGTTTAATAATGTAACTTTGAGAACTTTTAGATTTTCATTTAAAATGACTCCGCGAGATGATAGAGAGGCGACTTCTATTAAATCTATTATTAGAACTTTAAAGAGAAATATGTCAGCTAGACGTTCCGGTACCGATAATTTATTTTTAAAGACACCAAATATTTTTGAACTTCAATATAAAAAAGGGAATAGACCTCACCCATTTTTAAACTTATTTAAACCATGTGCATTAAGTGATATGAGTGTTAATTATACTGGCGAAAATGTCTATGCTACTTATGCTGATGGAACACCACTTTCTATGGTGATGACTTTAACATTCAAAGAATTACTTCCAATTTATGAAGACGATTATGTGAATAAGGCATCCTTTGATGGGCAGTCTCAGGATGAAGTATCGGGTACTGATCTAGAATATAATACTGTAGGAACTGTGCCCAATAAACAACAAAGTAACAACGTTCAAGGAGTAGGATTCTAAAATGGGATACTTCAGAGAATTACCAAATTTTGAATATCTTTCACCCCTTTCTGAGCGTAACTCGGCATCAGAATATGTTGAGGCAAAAAATTTATTTAAGAGAGTAAAACTTAGAGAAGATTTTTATAATTCTACTACCAACTTTGACAAATATTATATTAAAGGTGATGCAAGACCAGATCAAGTCGCCATTGATTTATATGGAGCACCAGATTTAGATTGGGTTGTTTTAATTAGTGCTAATATTGTTAATGTGAGAAATCAATGGCCGCTTAGTAGTAATGATCTATATGAATATTCAAAAGATAAGTATGGTGATGATCTTACTGCCACAAGATATTATGAAACTATAGAAGTAAAGGACAGTAAGGGAAGAATAATCCTCCCTAAAGGTCAAATTGTTGACTACAATTTCAAATCACCTAAACCAGAAACTGATACTACACCAACAACATCATATGTTAAGTATTGGGATAGTGGATTAGATTCTGCAGTTACAAAAACTGATGTTACACAATCTATTACAAACTTTGATTATGAAACTGATTTAAATGATAAAAAGAGAGGAATATTTGTATTACGCCCAAGTTATCTACAACAATTCTTACTAGACCATAGAAGAATTATGGGATATAAAAGATCTTCTAGTCAATATATTGATTCTAAAACTAAGAGAGCAGAAAATATTAGAGTTCAGTCACCATAAAAGATCTAATTTCTTATCAAACACCATTACATATCGGTGCTTGCGAGATCTTTCCCTCCACTCACCCTCGGAACCTCTAACACTTCCCCTAGAGTGTTTAGTTCCGTCTGCAAAATAAAAATCTTTTTTTGGTTCTGATAAACCGCAATACTGAAAGTTACAAGCGCGATAAATTGTACCAGCATGATGGTCACTATCAGCGTATGAGATAATCCCCCTAACATTGGTTTCTTTTCTAAGGCATCTAATCGCCTTTGATACGAACCAAGAAGTGATATTGTACTCGCTCTGCTGAGTATTCGGGTGGATGCAGAGCCTGGAGAGTTCAAAGAGTCCTTGCTGTTCATGACGTTCTAATCCAAAAGCACCTTTTGCAATTTCAGGAACAGGGAGACCTGTAAAGATACAGACTCCCTGAATGCCGCCAATATTCAGCGGACAAAATTCATTGTTCTTGTATAGACCATAATTATAACCAGACTTAAAGGTTTTGGATATATCCTTCAAATAATGAAACCGCAGAAGTAACTCTGCGGCTTCGGATTTGGTTACACGATCTATCGTATAATCAGATTTCACTAATCAATCTTTCCAACCGCCAGATTTCAACCAGTTGTTATGGTGTGGGTTGTCCCACGAATCACTGATTTCATAAGAAGGCATGATTACTTCTTGAATATATCGGCGGTTTTCTCTGGCAATAGAGAGACTCTCTGCTTCGAGAGTCTTTACTCTACCATCAAGTTGAGAAGACCACCACACTACACCTGCTCCCTGAACTAACAGGAAGGAGACAATAGCAAAGGGGATCTTAAGATCTTTCATCAATCTTCAGCGAGTTTCTGGAAATATGAAAGTGCATCATCATCTTCATCAGAAGAACTGGAAGTAACGATGTCTTCTGCGTTGAAATCACCAGGAGTAGAAGTTACTGCAGGAGCAACACCACGGCGTTCGTCATTGAACTGACGCTCTTCCTGTACTGATTCTTCATCTTGGAACTTAGGAGTACCTTTGTTGCCAAGAACATAATCAAGACGCTTCTTCAGTTCATCATAGGTCTTGAACTGATCGGGAGCAACAAACTCTTCCAGAGAATACTGCTTCTTCCAGATTGCTTCCATTGCATCATCATCATCCAGTAGAGGAGATTGTGCTGCAAATTCAGAAGAATCGTAGTTACGATAACCAGCAACGTTCTTTGCCTTCAGTTTGAAGTTAGCACCTTGCCAGAAATCGAACGGATCGATTGCTTCCTCATCTTCAAACTCGGGTTGCATTGCGGCAGTGATCTTGTCAAAGATCTTCTTACCGAACTTGTAAAGCATGACTTTACCATCGTTCTCAGGATTGGCAGGATCCTTGACAACGTAGATGTTAGCAATGTAAGTCAGTTTACGCTTCTGCTTACGTGCAGCATCTTTGCCAGCATCAGTGCCATTGTTCCACAGCAGTGAGTTGTATTCGGAGACAGGATCTTTCTGTCCCAGAGTGGTGAGGGAGTTCTCGATAAACCAACCACCAGGACCTTGGAAGGCATGGGAGTAGAGTTTCACGAATGGAAGATCTTCGCCGTTGGGGGCAGGAAGGAAACGGATAACGGCATATCCATTGCCGCTCTTATCACACTCCAGTTTCCAGAGACGGTCATCTCCTGAACCGCCAGTGTTATTCATTTTCTCAACTTCTTTAACCAGTTTGGCAGTCAGAGAGCCAAGTTTAGATTGCTTTTTAAGGTCTGCGAAAGACATTAGATACCTCGGATGGTTTGGATTTGGTGGATTTACTTAGATAGCATAGCAAGGATGTGCTCAACTGTCAATATGAAGTTTGAGCGATTCAATTGTTTCTCTCATACTATCGAAAAGCATATTCAGATCGGTTTCAGGTGGGAATCCCATTGAAGCAACCGATTTGCGTAGATTCTCTTTCATCTCAACCGCTTGAGGGTCGTCTGAAAGAGATAACCTAGTATACATCACTTTTTGCTTTTCTAGCAAGCGTGTTAACTTTTCAACGTTTTCCAATTGCTCTTTACGACTCATTATAGAAAATGTCAAAAAAGTTCCATAGATCTCTTCTTGGAGATCATTAATCTCTTTTAACTCTTCTTGAATTATATCGGAATCAAAAAAATCACTCATGAACTATTGACCGTAAAATTTTTTTGTATTGGAATACATCAATATTTATGAAGGGATCATATTTTTTTATTTTTAAACTGATCGTTTCCCACACAGGATC